TGGATAACTCATTCCTGACCCCCATCGACAACGTGGAGGCGTGCCCTTCCACCGACCGGGATGCCGTCGCTTTCAGCCCTGTAAGCGTGTGCTGAGCGTAGTAATCGTGAATTCCTTGGACCCTCTTTTTCAATTAGATAATTCTTTTCGAGAAGGTAATTGACCGCTCCAAGTATTGTTTCATTTTTTGCTTTTCCTCCGTCTTCTCGGTAGATTTTTTTGAGTTCGGTTATTGAAATTGGTGTCTTGTATCTTTCGATTATTCGGGAGAGTTTTTCCATGAGGTGAATGGGGCGGAATTCTTTTATGCTCGTGTTTTCTTGGGTGGTGTCTGGTGGGTTGATGGTGGTGATGATTTTGTTGGGGTTGGTGCTGTCGATGGTGATGCGTGCTGCTTCCTGGGTGCGGTCTGAGGGGCGGTATGTGCCTGATTTGGGTCGGATGCTGCCTGGCCTGTCTTTGGCGACTCGGAGTGTGATGGTGCCTTTCATTCCGCGGCCTAACGGGTGGATGACTTCTGCGAGGTATGAGGCTCCGTCGATGGCGGCCATTTTGGTTTGGCCGCCGATGGCGAAGCGCCCTCTCGTGTCAGTGTTTTTGGTGACGTGGTCGATGAGGATAACGGCTGCGCCGGTGTGTCGGGCGATGGCGCGTGGGATGTGGCGGTGCCATCGGGCGATGTCGTCGTTGTCTTTGCTGGCTGCTCCTTCTTGTGTGAGTGCGTCTGTGACGCCGTCGATGATGGCGAGTGTGTACGTGTGTGTGAGGAGTGTGCGGAATGCGTGTTGTTCGCGCGTGGTGTAGGGGGATTGTTCTGGCCTGATGTAGGTCAGACCATCGGCAATCTGCTTATGAGTGCAGCCCATGAGGGTGAGGCGTTCGATGATTTGGCCTGCGTCGCTTTCGTAGTCGATGTAGGCGACGTTGTTCCCGGCTTGGAGTTGGCGGGCGGTTTCGGTTTGGATGATGAGGCTTTTGCCTGATTCTGATTCGCCGTGGATGTCGTGGACGAGGCCGGGGTAGAGGAGGGCGACGTTGTCGGTGCGTGTGAAGAGCGTGGGGACTGGCGGGGTGTAGGTGCCGTCGAGGTATGGGGTGAGGTTGGCTGGTTGCCATGTCGGCGGCAGGTCCTCGTTGTCGTCGCCCTCGCTGTTTTCGTGTTGTGGCGTGGTGTCTGGGTTCGTGTCCGCTTTATCGTCTTTGTTGTCGTGTTCTTCGCTTGGTGTGAGTGGTGTGAGGGGCAGGTCGATAATGATGTCGCCCTCGTGGTCGTGTGTGCCGTAGCCGTCGTGGGCGAGTTGGCGCGCAGCGGCTTGGTAGTCGCCACCATGGTTGAGGAGCGCGTAGGCGGCGAATTTGGTGTAGGGGGTTTCTGGCAGGAATTCTGTGCTGGTGGTGAACACGTAGAGCCTGTCCCTGTCGGTGTTGTGCCCGGTGGTGGCGGATATGCCGGTTTTTTTGCCGGGCCTGCGCCAGTAGGTGGTGCGGCCCTGGGTGAATACGGGTGTCCACCTGTGGGGCGTGAGGATGTCGTTCCACGTGGTGGTGTTTTCGTATTGGTCGCCTGGCCTGTCGCCCTCACGGTCAGTTGTGGTGGCGG